ACATAATATCTTGTAGTTCCATCTGGATGTCCTTCTATCATTGCATCTTGCAAAAGATTTTGTGGTATCAATGCATTACCGATTTCCAAGAATTCTCCAAGAACTTCAAGTGCGTAACTTTCTTTTGTTTGGTTTTCTAAAAATTTCATGTATTCTGGATCGTTTGCAATCAATGGGTTATCTGTTGACTTTACATGAAACTGTGTCCATTGACCATCACTTGAAACCAATTCTCCGTTAATTGTTTTTGAATTATTACAAGCATTGTAAAAATAACCCATCATTGAAAACGGAGTTGATGTCAACCATACTCTTGCTTTAGTTGCAGAACCTGCAGGGAATAATGCTGTAAGTATATCTTCTTTTACAAATGAACATTCGTCAACTATAATCACATGCGGAGAATAACCTCTCAATCCTGTACCTGATTCTCCTGTTGCACGAGTTACTATTTTTGTAGTTCCTCTATCATCTAACCATCTTAACCACATCTCAGTCTGTGTGTTTCTTACAATATAATCTTCAAGAATATCACTGCCCATAATCAACGCTCTTATTCTGTCATACATGATATTTGCCTGGTTTTGGGTAGGGGCAACAATCAAAATAGTACATTCCTTATCAACAGTCTCTAAAAGCATAGGAGCAAAAAATGCAAAATGTATAGCCTTAGCAGCAGTTGACATTGTTTTACCTACCTGTCTACCACTTCGATATACTATGAATCTGTCTAGACAATCAACATATCTTTTGTTGTAATCAAACAAGTTATGATTAAGAAATACATCAGAAAATTTAGAAGGAGTTTGAGCACATTCTACAAACGTTCTTACAAAATCTTCTCTTTTTTTAACGTCTTCTTCGCTAGTTCTAGCCATTGTTCTCCATCATGGATTTTTTTGCTGTCATTTCTTTAAATATGCTTTTCATTATATTCTTTTCATCAAACACTTGAGTCTCTTTAATTTCTACTTTTCCTGATAATTCTACCATTGTGTTTATAATTTTTAACAGTGAGTTTAATTGTGCATTCGTATTTCTATCTGGTATGTTTCCGTCCATTTTAGATTCTCCTAATGCTACAAATATCTGCTCTGTATACAATTTTACCAAATAATCAAGTATTCCTTTTAGTTGTTCTGGATCTCTTGTATCCATATCTCCTACTACTTTTTGTATATCTGCTCTTATTGCACAAGTTGCATCTGCTTCATATTTTGGGCATTTCCCATTCCCACCTGTTTCAACCGATCTGTATATACAATCGTTACATAGTGCAGGAAGTTCTGCTGATCTCAAATGTTTTGCTGCGTTAAAAGAACTTATTGATTTGCGTTTATCTACACTTGCTACTAACTTACCTTTATCTTCTTTTAACTTAATATCATCAACCATATATGAAAATTAATAAATCAAATTATATAAATATTCCTTAAGGAAAGGAGTGAATCTTACGTGTCCACTCACTTCCGACCTGGAAGAACGGACTTAAGAGGGCTACCGTATTAGGGTAATCCCTGACAGTCGATTAATTAAATCATAAGTTGTATATAAATTTATGTAAAATTATCTTCGTATATTTTAAAACTTTCACACATTGGCATAAACAACGTTGCTATTGGAAATTTTAACAAAGCATTGTAATCATTGTCAAGAATTTGCTGTTTAGTTATTCCTACTTTTTCCATATTGTCTTTGTATTTTTCCAAGTAAAATTGTAATTGTGATACCATTCCTTTTCCTTTGTTTCCAAAGAACATCGATATAGTATTATTATTCATCCATATTTCTGTTTTCTTTGATACTGCTGCAGATATCCATGCACTTGTGTCTATTGATTCAAACATTCTGTTTCTTTGTATAAAGTTACCTTTTGCTAATCCATGATATTTTAACGGTGGTAGTTTTCTTATTTGATCTTCCATTTCTATTTTTCCTTTTATCTCCCCCAGGCAAACATATGAATCTCTGTCAGGTTTTAAACGAGACAAATGTTGTAAAAAATTTTGTTGTAATACTGGCAAAGTCCAATCTATTCCCATCTTTCTTTCTTTTTCTAGATTTTTCATCGTTGCATCCATATCATAAAATACATCAAATTGAGTTGCATAATCATATTTTTCTTTGTTTTTTACCAACCATTCAAGATACTTATCCTGATCTCCTTTTACTCCTGCAACTACAAAAACAGAATCAAAGTTATCACGATATTTGTCAATACTAGCATAAGTGTATTTATGTGCAACCATTACATTCTTAATACCACAATCAATCAATGCTTGTCTTGTGGCTTTGTTATTAGCGTTAAAATATATCTTCAATCGAATCCCTCTACTGTAGGGTTAGATTGAACTGTAATTTGATTATTTGTAAATTCCCAAACTTCTCCTTTATTTGTGATACAAGTAAACACTTTTTGTGTCTCCATACCGTATTCAGTTACCAACCATATTCGTGCAATTCCTTTTGGCGTGTTTACTTTTACACTGTTTTTAGGTTCGTATATTATCATCCTGCACCAATTATTTTATGACAGTGACAATTACATTTAACTAATCCAGCGTACTGAACTGGACAAGAATGATGCTTACCACTTTTACACGCTGGGTATATCATCTTTATCTCCAAAAGTTTCAAAACATCTATTTGCATATGGACACATACCATCACATAAATAACATCTAGTTCTTTCTGGCAATTTTTTTGACAGTATTGACTCTTTAATTTTTCTAGCAGTTTCTATCATAGTAATCAATGTCTCTTCTGGTTTTTTAAGAAGGAATGATATAGGCGTTGGTTTGTCATATTTTTCTTTTGATATTGAATTTGATATGTATATTACACAACCTCTTTTCGCATCAATATCATAGCATTTGTTAAGCAGTGCACGATAACAGTTTATCTGTGCCATATGTGAATCAGATGCACTTGAGTTATGTCTTTGAAAATATTCAATAGAACCAGTTGTTTTCTTGTCAGATATGACATACTCTCCTTCAACTTCTATCAAGTCATCTATACTGCCGTAAATAATATCTAACTGTCTTGGATCATCTTGTGGTATTTTTTTTGCTTCTTCATATGTCAGTGCTTTGTCTTGCTCATAATCGTATGCAAGAAACATTTCATGTTTATCTGGATCGGCAACCTCACTTGCAGAATGTATTGCCTGACCAAAGTAAAGTGATTTCATATCCTCTGTTGACATTAGTTTATGTTCAGGTGGGGTAAATTTACCATACATAACATTTCTAACACAGGCTTTAATTAAATCAGATACATGTATAACACCAAGTCTTTCAGTATGCATTGCTTTCATTTGTGCTTTTCTAAATGCAAAATAAGCGTTGTCTTCTACTACTTTGTTTACAACCACAGATTGTCATATACTTGTTAGTTAATAAATGTTCTTCTAGTATGACTCTTCTATTATAAATGTGAATGTTTCGCTTTGTTCTCTTAATACACCTTCATCGTTGAATATTTCAACTTCTCCCTCCCATACTCCTGCGTTTGCTGCAGCAGTGTCGGTTGCAGATAAATCATATGAAACAAGACCACTTGCTCTAGTTAAAAATGTAATAGAACCATTGATTAATACTGTTCCGTCTGGTTTCCAAACTTTCCATTTACCTGTATTATATGTTGTAGTTGATGACATGTCTAATGCTGTATTTGTACTGTCTGTGAGTGTTATGCTTACAGTTCTTCTTGAGCCTACTTTTTCTCTAAATTCTATTGCTCTTTTATTCATAGACATACTCATGCTGTAATTTGAAGTTTAAGGTTTAAATAGTTTTTTATAGTGTGTCTACTTCTTTTGTTGAATCTGGTATTTCCACCCTTGCACTCTTGTAATTTGTTCTTACTCTTCTTGAATTTGCTGTAGTTTTTACAACTCTTTTGTTTAAGAAAAGCCATTTTATATGGAATAATGATGTTAATGTGCTTTCTATCTGACCTACTATGTTAAACTTGCTTGTTAATGTATCTGCAATAAGTTCTCTTATGATAAACTTGAAAGTATTTGAGTCAGATGCTATCTGTCTAATATCAAATCTGTTGGTTAACGTATCTATTAGTTTTTCTCTTATATCGAATTTAATAGACAATGTTCTTCCTGCTAATACACTTGCT